TTTAATTCAAACCCGTAAAGCTGACCCTTTTCAGTTGCTAAATAGAATAAATAAAATCCTATTAAAACGGTTGCTGGGAAAAATAGAAAAGAATAAGCGTCTATGATTCCGCGAGGAACGTTTCTATAAAGAACGATGAGCCCGATTATATACGCGGCAAGAATAAATACATATTTCAGCCTACTTAGAAAGTTAAGCAGTTCTTTATAATTTGGAATGGTCATAAACGCGATTAATAAAATCGCCACAGTAAAAGCCGTTATCATCATTATTGTGTTGTTTTCATCTTGAGATAAAAATTTTAGACCCGATGAAGAAGATGAATTAGCTGGGAAATAAATAAGAGTAATAACTACACCAATAAGAGTGAGCATTACAGCGAAAAACGTCGCGTATATCAATGGTGTTTTTATTTTTGAATAGTCGTAATTTTTTATGGGTTCTATATTTGAGTTGTTTATTATAGGTATTGCTCTAGCTTTTGGAATGTCCATAATATATAACCACATTATATTTTATGGATTTTTGGCTCAACCTTTTCCAAAGGTTGAATTTTATGGAATTTTGGCTCAACCTTTTTCCAACCTTTTTCCAACCTTTGTTAAAGGTTGATAAACATTTCATTGTTTATTCTATAAACTAACGTTTCTTGGTGATATACGTGACAGTTTTTTCTTAGAATTTCATCTAATTCATAAAAAAATGCGCGAGTCAAATTATACATAACATTAATGTTGCCGATGTAAATGTTATCAATGCCCTTTTCTTCTCCGTTAAATACGAAAACATTTTTTGTAAATTTAATTCCAATATTACTTTTAATAAAATTAATTAAGAATTCACCATCAAAACTGTTGCTATTGTTTAGCAAATCAAATCTTAAATTCACAATCATTTTGTCATCATTTATATTTTTATTGTGAAGATATTCTACTATTTTATGCTTTCCATACCAATAATTTTTCCAACCTATAATTGGCATTGAGTTATTATTTATTTTTCCCTCCAAATTTCCGATCAATTGTATTTTAGAGTCGTCGTCAATAATAATATGGTCTATTAAATGTTTTAAATTGTCAAAATAATCATAAATTATTTCTTCGGTTACCGGGTTATTATTTTCGGTTATATGTCTCCAACTAACATTGTTAGCAAAGACGTTCCATGTGTGTATAAATATTTTTAAATTTGGTTCTAAATCATACACTCTTTTTATAAAATTAATTAAATCCTGACTCTCAAAGGAATTGCGAATGTGTCCCCTTATTATTAATATCATAATATAGATATGAATAAAAAATAAAAACGAAAACAATCGCAAATTATAAACAACTCTTGTTAAAGGGTTGAATTACATGTTTTCCATTGCGGTCTTTTTTCCGTGACAATCTCTGCACAATGCAACCAAATTTGCCACTTCATTTGTTCCTCCGTATTCTAATCGTTTAATATGATCAACTTCAAACCATGCATTTAATTGGGTTTTGCAATCCCCGCATTTCCATCCTTGTTGAGAAGCCACGTATTTCTTCTTTGTTTCGCTAACAGATCGTTTTGTGCTTTTTCCACCAGATTGCAATATTCGTTTCTCTGCATTTATGGTTCCCATATCAGATGGGGCTCCTCCTGCTTCGTCGTTAAGATCACCCATGAAACTTGAGTTTCTAGATGTTGTCGTAAAATCTATCAAAGGTGAAAGCATATCCATTGAGGATTTGTCAATTGGCATATATTTAACAACATTATTCGCATGTAAAAGAATATTTTTGCACCTCGCCGGGCTTCGCTTGATCATAAGATAAAAAATTATACCTAAAAATACAAAAAACGCAATTTGAAAGTATTTCTTGTTTTTCATTATCATTTTTGTATACTTTCCATCGTAATATGTGTTATAAGCAAAAAATGCCACAACTGCTATAATAAATAATTCTAATTTCATAGTTAGTTAATAATACAATATATAATATCATTAGATTATATTATTTTACACCGTGTTTCGCCTTGTTTTGGATTTAGAATTAGAATTTGACTTGGATTTTAAAGAAGATGAACGCGAGGATGATGTTTTTTTTCTTCTTTTTTGAGTTCTTTTTGATGATATGGATTTTCTTTTTGTTTCTGTTTTGGATTTGGTTTCGGTTTTGGTTTTGCTTGACGTAGTGCGCCTTTCTTCAAAATGAACCGTAGACTTTTTATCCGCCTTCAAAAACAACCTGTTCAACTCCTCTAATTTTTCCGACAATTTGTTTGTATCAATGGGAACATAACTGCATTCAATTGCATATAAGACGATGTTTTTAATTTTTTCTATAATTTCAAGTTCGCAATCGCACAATTTATCGTAATAGTTATCCAAACATTCCAGAATGGGCAAATAAGTCATAACAAATCCCCAAACGTCCAAATTTTTAAGAAAGACGTCGTTGAAATATGTCATTTTATCAAATTTGCCGTCTTTTGTGAATTTAAACAGAACGTAAGAAATATACTCAAATATAAAATAGAAAGTGTATTCAAATTCTATGATGTCCTTTTTGAACTGTTCTTCAATATTAATTAAACCTCTTTCAAAAAACGCTTTAAAAATATTGTTTAAAGACTTTAAATGCCCCGGGCCTCTTTCATTTATCCAAGTTACAACATAATTAATCACAAACGACCGCGTTAAAAAATAAGTGGGTTCTTTGTTTTTTTTCAAAAACTCGGTGTACATTTTCGTAAACGTGTCATTAAATAGAACCACCGAAAACGGAACATTAAATTGGAACGGCCTATTTGTTAATGGTTTTGGAATCGCGTTTCCCCCTTTAAACGTGGTTGACAACCCCCAATCTATTAATCTGGTTTTCACAGCACCACTTTCCTGAACTAATATATTAGAGTCTTTTATGTCGCAATGGTATATTTCTTTTTCGTTCATTGGCAAAATCCCCTTTTTCAATAACTCTATTAGAGCGTCGTTCAGCCTGGCTAGCTTCTTATAATTCATCCTAGAATTTTCAATGTAATCTCCGACGTCTACGCCACCATAAGGCATATTTAAAGCTTGCAACTTGTCTAAAGACGAGTTAACGTTGGAAGAATTAATCTTCATCTTTTTCAATGCACTGCATTTCTTATCAAACCGTTCAAGGTCCCCATCGTCTAATTTATCCGGTTCACAAGTTGAAAACCCGTCTACCAAAAAATAGTCTTTGTAATTGGGTATACCTTCTAACATTTTTTTATATTGTTGAATTCCTTTGAACTCCGTCTTCACGTGTTTTTTTTTCATTAATTTGGTTATGTCGTTTTGATTGCGCTTTTGGCCGACGCATTTAAGTGCTGGTTTAAATATGCATCCAAACCCACCTGAAGCGATTACTTTTCCGCCTTTTAAATTGTTTGTTGTTGTCTGTGTCTTAGTTATTGTTGTAGGTGTTGTTGTAGTTGTTGTCGCAGTTTTTGTCATTGTTTATTATGTTGTCTTAAAATAAGGCAAGATAATAATTTTCTCAAGTTTATTCGTCTTCTTTTCTCTCTCTGAAATAGTTCATCATGTCTTCTTTAAACTCCGATGAAAATTCCTCGGTGGGAATTAATATTCCAAAATCATCGTACGTTAAATGTTTAATGGGGGAAAACTCGCGGTTAATTAGAATCTGCCATCTCTCTGTATATTGCCTATTTTTCTTAGACCCGTGGTAATGATGACGAATAACTCCGGGGGTATAACCTAAACGCAGTGATTTAGCTTTTTCTTGAAATTCTAACATACTATTATTATAGTCTTCATTGTAATTCTCATTGTTCATGTGCTGACATTTATTAATGAAAGAGAGAGCCATTATATTATCGCCTGAACCCAAGACTCCTTTGTCGTATAGACCGCCTATTTTTTTATAAGCTTTTCTAGTCATTGCCCACGCATAACCCGGATGCCAATAATCGTTTCCTCTCGCCGTGTATTTTTTATTTTTTGAGAAACTGTATCCAAAACTGTTGAATATGGATAAGTTTGATTTATCTTTCGCCATATCAATGCAATGACTGAATATTTGAACGACATCTTTGCATCCATTTAATATTTTTAACGTGTCTAATGCCCACGAATTGTTTTCAAACTCAACGTCGGCGTCTATCCAAGCAAAAGCTTTCCACTTCTTGGGCAATAAATGTTTGACGCCCAAGTTAACCATGTTTTCCTTGTGCCAAATTGGAAAATCTGTTCTGATTTGCAAATGATTCTTATTTTTTTTATCAGTAATTATAAATTTTTGATTTTTATAAGCCAACTCTACAATAAATAAATTAACATGTTCTTCCTCCTCCTCTATTCTTTTGACAAATTCCTTTAGTAAAATATATCTAGTCGCGTATAAACACGGATTTGAAATAACTATAATGACATTTAACTTGTCTTCAATTGGATCATTGTTTTTTATAGCATACTTTATATCATTTACTTTGTAGTCTATATAATCTATTTCAATTCCATTAATAATTGTCATTTTATAATAATGCTAAAATAATTTTCAGATTTATCGCAAATTTTGTTTTGAGAGTTTGTTATTTATTGTAGAAATGGACGATGACCCCAATAAAAATGACAATCAATACAAAATAAATAATCTTATTTTTCATCCTATAATATTCTCTCATTTTCAAATCATTGGGTTTATACTGTTCGTAATAATATTCGTAAAATTTGCTAAGAGATATTGTCGGTTTTTCTAGCTTCTGATTTATTTTATTGTGTATAAAATGCATCCAACGTATAAATGCGTCGCGAGAGTCTAAATAAGGAGATACCGGATATTGGTCTAACAATTGGCTAAAATAAGTGGCAATATTTTCAATCGGTATAAACATGGGAAAATTGTGAATAAAGTCGTAGTATTTTTTTTTTGTAATTGTATTGGGTCTGTGCGGATAACACATAGCAACTGTGTGTAAAAAAAACCAATAATGTGGCCCCCATACTTTCGGATCCAATCCCATTTGAATAAAATAATATTAAAAGATAATTGTTTAAACATAAATCGCAAATAAATGCTAGTCATAGAACAAATGAATAAAACAAATGTATGCAACAATTGTGGAAAACATGGGCATTTATTTCATCAGTGCAAATTACCAATAACAAGTTATGGAATTATATTGTTTAGACCAAGCGAAAAAGGCGTGCAGTATTTGATGATACGAAGAAAAGACAGTTTTGGATATATTGACCTTATTAGAGGCAAATATTCTTCTTATAACGTGGAACAAATACAAAAGAGCGTTGATGAAATGTCAACTAGTGAAAAGGAGCGTCTAAAAACTGAGCCGTTTGATAATTTATGGAAAATGTTATGGGGTGACAATAATGGAATACAATATAGAGGAGAAGAAACCGCGTCGTCAAAGAAATTTGAAATAATAAAAAATGGAATCCAAGTAAATGGTGATACCGCGGATAAAATTACATTGTCGGATATCATTGAAAATAGCAAAACGGATTGGTGCGAAACTGAATGGGAGTTTCCAAAG